CAGATGCTATACCTACAGCACTATCCTAGAAGAAATACAATTTGTTCTTAAATACTTTAAGATTAGTAACTGGTCCATAAGTACTATCTGTATCTAAATAGTTAGCAAACTTAAACTTAGTCCAACTATCTGTCTGTTCATTATTTGTCTTTAACTCTGAACAAGTAATTCTATTCATGCTTTTAACATCATCTTCAGCATATATAGATTTTTGTATATAATTCTTACTAGTACTAGTATTAGAGTAAGCAGCATTATATACGTACATTGGAGTTTTCTAAGTATATAAAGTATTCATCTATCCTGGATCTGTTAGGAAGTAAACGTTAGCCTCACCAGTTTGACCATCTCCAGATGATTCTACTATGTCTTGAGAATAATGTTCATCATTTCTATAGTATAAGTTTATACTAGATTCTAGTGGAATATAAGCTCCAACATATCGCTTAAAACCATTTCTATCATCAGGATCATTTCTAGTAAATAACATAGTATGAGTATAGTCTAATACTCCTAAATATGTATCACCACCAAAGCACATTGCTTTATCATATCCTTCCCAAGATGTTTTAACATAAGTATTAGTACTGTTATATATAGAATAGCTTCTACTCATAAAAGTATTACCACCATACTGTGTAGTGTTTTTCTTTATATTAACAAACAGTACAGCATTATGTCTATATTTCCTTAATAAAGGAGTAGTACGAATTCCAGTATAATTACCAGAGTATACATCTGGAGCGCTAACAGCTAAACATACTCCATGAGGACCAAGTGCTTCTCTAGAACCAATACTATAATTTATAAAACCAAATCTATCTATGTAATCTACTATTTGTTTAGCATCAAATGCTTCTTGATATGGAGATATGTTAGTTGGCTTAGTTACATCTTTTATAGGGAAAGATTGACGCAAATTAGAATTATCTTTGTGAGCATAATTCTTACCAAAGAATTGATAGTATTTACATATACCACCACTTACCATATCACCATCTTGTTCATAACCATCAAATACTCCCTAAGAAGCACTAGGTTTGTTACCAGTATGTTCAGAATATTCTACAGGTCCACCAAATGGATTTTGTACATTATTAGTGCTTTTTCCTAATACTTTAGTAAACGGTATACCTAATCTATAATGCTTGTTGTTAGCGTCATTACAGTATGTAGCAGAGTGTGCACAATACAATGGTACAATGTTCATACCACTAGTAACAATCTGATCTGATTTCTCTTTATTAAAACATATATCAGCTGTCACTAAATCAAATATACCATATGTATCAAAAGGATTCTAATCCTAAGCATCTTGTTGTACAAATAGATTCTTACTTGAATTATAGAACCCTTGTACAAATTCTGGAGCTACACCTTCTTTAAAAGTAGGCATAATAGTAGGTCTTCTATCTATGCTACCCAAAGAGTATTCTGCTCTATAATCTTCAGTATTATTATACCACCCGTTGAATCTGATAGTTTTATTTAGTAACCCCTAAGTAACTATTGTTCTATCTGCTAATGTTCTATCACATCTTACTATTTCATAAGCTACTACATCCGTAGGAAGATTATTCACATAGAACATTATACCAAGTGGATGAGATACTAATTCATAGTTACCAGATCCATCTACTGTTCCACCAAAAGTAAAAGGTTCATAACCTTCAACATCAGCAGAAGGGAATCTAATATCTCCAATCCAGTGTACAGGTGAAGGTATATTCTTATTATTATACAATATTATACCATACCTATATACTTCATCTCTTTGATGACTTAAGAAATTAGATACGTAATAAGGGTCACAATAGTTTCTTATTCTAGATTTACCATCACTATTAAATGTATGTACTAATTCTTTTGTTTCAGGACATATTAACTTAATAGTA